CTTAGTAGGTCTCCTAAGATGCCGTGTAACTTATCATATTTACCTGGCTTAGAAGCAGCTCCTTCGTTTAGTGAGATAGGATTCATAAATGCTCCATGTGTTGATGGATTAGATACAAAATCCCAACATACTAATTCAAAGTCGTCTTGTACTTCTAAGTGACCTTCATTTGTTGGTTTAACTGATCCAGTACCTCTAGAAGAAATACCGATTACGTGTCCTCCTAAAATAATCTCTTTTACAATATTACCTGAGGGAGTATTTAATAGTTCTACTTTGCCGCAAAGATCATCTCCGTCCCACCATAGATCTTTAACTACGTGAGAGGCATTCTTTAATGAAACGATAGCAGATTCTGGATGATCTAGTTCTCCGTAAGCGTTTCCTATCTTTACGAAGTTCTCCATATAATTCCTTACTTCTCTTTCAAGAACTGCTCTATCATATACTCTACCATTTTGATTCTTAGCACCAGCTCTTTGCATCACACCGGTAACTTCGAATACACCTTTCTTACCCTTTACTTCAGTAATGGTAGGCTTAAATGGAGTATATTCTACTAATACGCTAGACATAATTATTCGTTTATAAGGTTAACGATAATCTTCTTAAACATTTCTTTAAGAGCTTTTCTCTCTTCTAAGTTATCTAGATAATCTGAGTCTTTTTGGTATAAATCTTCTGTATCAGGAGTACCTAAGTCGTCTTTTTCATTTGGGAAAAATCCAATACGGGTTGCCATATCTTGAATATCGCCAGAATCCTCATTATGGTAGATGTAGTTTTCAAAATTATCTACAATAGCTTCCCTATCGTTGATATCTACATCAGGATCTTCACCCATAAAGTCGTTTAAATGTACCTGTAGGAATTCAGCAATATCTCTATCTTCAAGTTTTTCGTATTTACCTTTTAATGCTGATCTTACAGCGGCTAAAGCGGTTGGTCTATCGACTGCTTCATCCATAGGCATATCTGTAAGGTCTATAATATTAGTTCCTGTGTTTCCTATAGCACCTGGGTGAGTGATGTTAGGGTATTCATTTCCTTCAGAATCAAAGTAAGTATCCTCTTCTTCTTCTGAATAGTCTTTTACTTCGTCAGTTCATTTAGCCCACTCTTTTTCAAAATCTTCTCTGGCTACTTTGATAGTCTTCTCAGTAACGTTGTTATCTTCTTGAAACTTTTTCCAAGCTTTTTTCTTAGCTGCTTCATCAGATTCTTCTTCCATCATACCAGCTTGCTTCATCATCTTAGTTGTACCATTTTCAATATCCCATTTCAGGTTCTGTAAATGATCTTTCCAAGTCTGTGGTGCTACCATATCAGATTCTTCTTCGTGGTGCTTTGAACCGCTTTTATATGTTTTATCTTTAATAACGCCAATAATAGCAGGTGTAAGCTCGTCACTTGTATCTAATGTTGCTATAAACTTTTCAGCTTGTTCTGGTGTAACATTTGCTAAGGAGTAATCTCCTTGGTCTGTTCCGATAAATTCAACACTATTAGTAAGAACGTCATCATAACTTTCACTATCAACCATCTTTTGAATCTCCTCAGAAGAAGGTACTTTCCACGTATCTGTGTGTGCTGCTTTGCGTACTACTTTTTTATTTTTACCTGTAAGTGTACGCCATACTTCCGATGCTTTTAAGTACCCTTCATTCAACTTAGCTTTCTCCATCTTTTCACCTGGCTCGTCTAATTGAATACTGTCTTGCTTAACGTAGTATAGTACGTCTTTAGAAAGATTCTTGATAGCCATCTCTCTACACTTTTCATACTGCTCAGGAGTAACATCTAAGGTACCGTACTTTTTATCAAGCTCAAACTTAATACCAGTATCCAATACATCAGGAGCGATAGTATCAGCTGGTTTAGCTGTCGAGTACTTAGGTTCTTGAGCTTTAGCTTCAGTTACGATACCTTTATTCTTAAGAATAGCAACAGTATCATCAAAGCTGTTGACGTTAGATACGAATTGAGGCAACTCCATAGCTGCATCTCTTCTGAATTGAGTCTTAGAAAATTTTCCTTCTAATACTGCGTTGTATTTTTCTTGTAATGTTCTCATCTGTAGTCTACTAATTTAGTGCTTGATGGTCTGTTTGGTCTTTTTACTGTCTTCCAACCCATCTTTTTTAGGAATTTGGTTGCTAGATTATCTCTATCGCTTTTTGCAAAAGCAAATGGCGTGGCGTACTGAGCTCCTGATCCAGGAGAAAAACTGGCTCCTGTACCTGTAGTACTTACTTCAGAAAGTTCTTCTCTGATGTAATCTCTTAAAATTTCTTCTAGCTCTCGCTTTTTCATAAGCTTCTTAACTCGTTTACTAATTCGTAGTACTGTAACAAGTTAATAATATGGTTATCACCTACCTTAGTTTTATTTGAGATAGGAGTAATACTCTTAGCTACTTCATCTAATTTAATCTTAGCGATATCGTCAGCTACTCTTTCTTTTAGTTCGTTAACAGCTGTAGATACTTTTGTTAACTCTTCATTGATAAGTGTTCTGAGTTTTACTTGAGATTCTGAAGCGTTAATAAACTCTCTTAAGATGCTTTTTTGTTCTGGTAAGAAGTTATCGTAAGCGCCGTTGAATTTCTCTAGTAAGATCTTATACGTTAATAAACGTAAATCTTTATCATACTTTGCATACTCTTCTACTAAAGCGTCTTTAACATCTTCTTCAGACTGCTTAGAGCTAGTTAAATGCTCTAATAGAGTAGTTTTATTATTTACGATGAATTGAGGATCTACTAAGTCAGCATTCTGTGCTTCCATTAGACAGTATAATGCTGCTAATGGCTTATAGTCTCTTACTTTCATAGAGAAAAACTCATCTAGATCATAACTGTTCTTAATCTCTGCGATGAGTTCATACTTCTGCTTTTTTATAGCGGTTCTATCAATCTTACGAGATACCTCAGTGATGGTAGAAAGGATAGTTTCTCCTTTCATTTGAGATACTCCTTTGTTTTTTAGGATATATTCGTAAAGTCTGAATTCTCTAACTAATGATGATTTACCGGTATAGAACTTCTTCAAGATTTTTACTGCTGGTGAATCTTTACGGGAAAGAGTATCAGCTGCGATCTGCTTAACTAGCAATTCGAAGATAAGTCCGGTGTTCTTGTACTTTGAGTGTTTAATTCTCATGAGTATATTATTCTACTAATATAAATATATGTTACTATCCTAAATCTTTAATATTGCTTTCATCAAGCAAGTTTGACTCTTCTTCTTTCTTTTCTTCAAAGATTAATTTTTTCTTTGGAATAAAGATATCTTGATTTTGATAGAACACTGATTTAGTCTGTAAGTTGTCAACTTTCGACTCTTCGGATATGTTTATTTCTTGATCTTCTTCATTACTGTACCCACCGTGCATATCATGAGTACCTAACCTATCTCTACCGAATGGACTGTCTTGAGTACCATAGGTAGAAGCATGAATTTGAGGTCTTCCCTCAGGATTTGTTTCGTCGTAGCCTACTGGCATCTTAGGTGTGTCCATTCCTCTTCTGCCGTACATAGAAGCAAGGTCGTGTGGTGTGCCGTAAGTGACTCCAGATTTAGCTGGGTCATTACCTTCGTTTTCAATCTGAGCGATTCTGAAGGCTCTCTTACTATCTTCTCTTACTAGATCTCTTTGTTCGTTAAATTGATCTTCAGATAAGTTGAAGATGTTTTCGTAAATATAATCTGTAGCAAACATCTTACTCTCCACCATTTGAGAAGCTAAATCCATCTTCTCTTTCATTAAAGCAATTTTTTCTTGCTCATAAATGACGGATGGTGTAGTAAGCTTGAGTTCGAAGTTTGTTAACCCTTCTCCTTTATATCCCTGAACGTATAAGTGTACTAAGGCAATCTTAGTTAATTCAGATTCAATGATTCTCTGAATACGTTCGATAGTTCTTGCAAATCTAATATCTTCTGCTGCTAACGTTGCTTTACCTTGCAAATCTCCTTCGTAACCGAAGTAAGCTTTGGGCACTTTAAGTGCAGCAAACATTTTGTCTCTTAGGTATTCAACGTCATTTGTACCGTCGTAATCTAAACCTTTAGTAGTATCAATTCTTGTTGTAGCATCTCCCCCTCTAACTGGAATGTAGAAATCCTCCATCATGTTCTGCATGTTGAACTTGAGGTTATACTGACCTGTCTGCTGGTCAATATAAGGAGTCTTCTTCATACCGTTAATAGTCTTCTGCATAAACTGCTCAACTTCTTGAGGAGGAATCTGACCAACGTTTACATAGAATACTCTCTTCTCAGGAGCTCTCATAATACGGTGAATTAACATCGCATCTTCCATCAAAGTTAACTGCTTGAAGATCTTACGAGCTGGTTCGATATAAGAGCGTCCGTAAGGTAGGTAGTTGGTATCTGAGATTAATCTAAAGTGTGCTACTTCGTAATTGTCTAACTGGATAATCTTATCCTTATGTCTAGGGATATAGTTTGGATCTGTAGAAGAAGCTATACCGTCGGGGTCGATTGTAAAACTTACTTTAGCAGGTTCATCAGGATCTTGACTCTCATGTCTCACCATACTGTACACTGTATACGGCAGTACATTGTAAACACCAAACTCTTCAGCTACTTCTAACTTTAAGAAAAAGTCTCCGTACTTACACATATTACGAGTCCAGGACCATAAGTTAAACTCTAGGTTTAGTACATCGTAGAATAAGTTGTGAAGAATTTTTTTAACGTTTTCATCAGACGACTTAATAGTGAGAATGTCGCCCATATCGTTTTTAAGAGTAGCTTCGTCGGCTAAGATATCTAATGCTGAAGCGATGATTGGATCTGTATCCATTGCTTCATAATCAGAATATAATTGAATCCTTAACGTCTGATAGTTCAGGTTAGGATTAAAGATGTTCTTATTATTATATAAGTATAGTCTCGAGAATCTATCTACTAGAGAGTTGGTTTCGTATCTACCAGTACTCTGAATGTGATTAACGTCAGCTACCTTAAGCTGAGTTCCGCCGACGTTACGGATTACTACGTCGGTAGAAAATAATCTCTGTAATCTACCAAATAAGGAAGTATCAGCCATGTAAAAATAGTTTAATTATAAATAGGCCTACTATAATAACCAAGATATATCTTGTTCACCATCAGGCGTCTTTACAATATACGGATTATTTTGCATACTACCAACAGAATATGCAGCTCCTTGTCTTTGATTTAAATTACCAATAGCTGATAAGTTGGCTCTAGATAGATCCATGCCTTGCTGCCTTAACCTCAAGGCTGTATCTCTTACGTATAAACCTGTTGCAAAAGCCATTACCAAGTCATCATTATAGTTTACTTGAGCTTGAGCTTTACCGTTCTTCCAGATAAATACTCTCATCTCTTTTAACAATCTCTTAGATTTAATTGTCACAGATCTTTCTCTAACATAATCCATCATCTTAGCGATAACTAAAGGACGAGTTCTCATAGACATTGTAAAGCCTGGTACTAGGTTACCTCTTTCCATCTTAGTCATGTATGACTCAACAGTATCCTGTTCCGATCTAGAAGAGTAGTACATGTTAGGGTACTCTCTTTCGATAATCTGCTCAATAGTAGACCATCCAATATTAGCATTCTCTACTACTAATAATGCGTTATTATATTCAGTAGCAACACTTACTAAAAGATTACCAAAATCTTTAGGAGGAATCTTACTTTTAAATTCAGCTACCTGAGAAGCTCCTTCTACGTCAAATATATGAAAAGTAGAGTAATCTTGTCCGTCACCTCTAGCGACATCAGCTACAACCATATAACTCTTAGTAAAGTCAGGGTATTCCCAGACCCAGTAATCTCCGCTTACTCCTCTCTTTTCGGAAGGATCTTGCTGCTGTGCTTCTTCGTACCAAATTAAATCTTCTGGTTCAAATACCGTATCACCTGATGATAGGAAGTCGCAATCACATTCTTGAGCAGCCATTCTAGGTCCTAAGTCACTATCTTGCTGCTTACGCCATTCTTCATTTCTTTCAGGATGAACTGTCCAAGGTAATTTAATAGGAATAAAACTATTTTCTCCAGTTTCTGCTTTCTCCCAGGTTTGGTGAAACCAGTTACCGATACCGTTAGGTGTTGATAAAGCCATACACTGCCCTCCGGTTGCTAGTGTTTGTTGTGCTGCAGCAAACGTCTCGTCAATATTATCGATAAAAGCAGCCTCATCGATCAAAAGTAATGATACAGCTTCTGAGCGTGCTGCATCTGAATTGGATGATTTAGCTGATATTCTTGAGCCGTTCTTAAGTCTTAGTGATAGCTTATTCTTCTCTACTGCTTTTAATTGCAACCAGCTTGGTAGCTGTTCGTACATGAACTGTACTTTGGTTACAAGGTTACGTGCTGTAGCTTGAGTAGTTGCTAATGCAAGTACGTTCTTATCTTTATGGAAGATCATCAACCATAAACTATAGCCTGCTGCTAAAGTAGAAATACCTAACTGTCTGGATTTAAGAGTAATTAAGTACTGGTTATCTCTGAATAAATGTAAGACTTTGTCCTGAAAAGGGTATAAGTTGAATAAGATACGACCTCTCTGCGGATGCTGAATATAGCAGTATTTACGCATAAAGTACGCAGGATCTTTTGCACACTTAGCGTATTCTTGAATTACTATCTTCTTTACATCTTGTTGACTCATAACATTAAAACAATACCAATGACAGCACCTACTCCTAAGCCTCCTGCCCAGCCTTTATATAGATTCCATCTACGCTGTCTCTGCAGAGTTTGTTGGTATTTTTTCTGTTTCTCTATTTGAATATTCTTTTCATCAATAACACCGTTAAGGTTGTTCTTAATGTCGATTAGGTTAGCAATTTGGCCGTCTTTAGCGGTCATTGCTTGATTCAGATTTTCGATATCTTTCAAATAACTTTCATTTTCCTTAGCACATAGGTCTCCTCTTTCCAAATCTTCTATGATTTGACGTACCATGTCATCATGAAAGCAAATTAACGTATCGTTATTTACTATTGTAACGCTCTGCGAAATAGCTGGCAAGCTGAATAGTAGAAAGCCTACTAAGCTCAGCCATTTTACGATCGAATGCATCTCTTTCTTGTTTACGTTTTTCTTCCTCAATACCAATAGCAGCTAAAGCACTGTCGACTTTTACCTGCAACATATCATTCTCTATATCTAATAGAGTAATATGGTTCTCTAGAGAGTCTACTACTGCTTGACTTTTAGCCATATAAGCGTCTAACTCTGCTTTACGTTTATCATGTATGAGAGGAAGTACACCGAAAGCATACATTGCAGCAATTGCTACTGCTACTAGAACCATTAAATTATTTACCGTAACTTTCATATATATAAATATATGTTAACTAACTTTTAAGTGTACTGATGAGATTGAGCTTTGAGAACCGGCATAGTTAACTATATCTGTAATAGCGTCTGTTACTTTATCTTTATCTCCAGTCTCTAATACTTTTATAACACAAAGTGCTTGATACTTAGATGAAATCCAGTCTGTAGATTTCTCTTTCAGTTCCTCTGCTGTAATATCAAATCCACCGAATCTTTTTGCTAATTCATTAAACTCCTGTATAAATGAATCTGATAAGTCTACTGCTTTCTTAAGTGCTTCATTTTGTGCTGGTATATCACCTGCTCCATTTTTAGCAAGAAGCATCTTTAGTACACCACCGCCTATCTTACCTTGAGAAGCTGTTTTACCTTTTAACTCACCTTGAAAGCTTGATCCATCTGTTGAGAAAGTTCTCAACTGCATCTTTGCATTAGATTTGAAGTTGATGTAGGCGTCTTTAGAAGTAGGGGATACAATAGAAGAAGCATATTCATCTTTTTCTGATTGTAACTGTCTGGCTCTAACGGTTAATTTGCTCTCAGGTCCTAATTTCTTTAATGATGCTCCTAACAACTTTCTTTCATCAAATAGTTCTACCATCTGATTATTTAATTCAGCAATACTGTCAGTCTTAAATTGTATATTTTTTACTGCTGGGGATACTATCCAGATATCAGAAGGATTCCATTTATCGTCTTGAATTCTCCATCCGTTAGCTTTTCTAACTGTTCTCCAGGCTTGGTATATTTTATCTACAAACTCAGATCCTCTATGGAATTCAAATCCTGTACCGGCATATCCTAGTAACATCTTTGCAGTATTTACAAAAGTGTTAGCCCATCCTGGTGAGTTCTGAATAAAGTATATTATATCTTCAATAGAAGATGAGGTGTTAATGTCTTTAGCGATAGACTTTAAGTTATCTGGTGTTAGATCTTTTGGTGTCATGTCAGATCCTATCTTTTGAGCTAAAGCGTTTACTGCACATTGACAAGATTCTTGGATGGCTGTCTGTGCTGCTCCTCCTCCTGATCCTGCTCCTCCTCCAAAGTCAGCAGTCTTCTTTAATTTACTTGTGGTGATTGTATTCCCGTCTTTATCTTGCAAGGTAATGGGACCTTTAGCTGGTGTCCAGTCTTGAAGTTCGGCAACTTTTTCACCTTTGGGATCATAGACAATGAATGTTTCATCTCCTTTATCTAATTCTAAAGCTTCGCCGTTTTTAATTTTTTGAATTAAAATATCAACTCTCTCTTCTTTAGTTTTAGAATTTTGCTTACCTAATTCTTTAGGTGTTAAAGGAGTTTCTTTTAAGTTAATACCAAAGACTTCTCT